GGAAGAGCAATAGATGATGTGATCATAACTGCTGCACTTGGTACTGCGTACACAGGTGAAACAGGATCAACAAGTACATCAGCACAATCAGCTATAGCTCATGGCTCTACTGGTTTAACGATTGCTAAATTAAGAACTGCAAAACAGACTTTTGATTTAGGTGATGTAGATCCTTCAATTCCTAGACACATAATCGTGTCTCCGAAGCAGATCACTGATCTTTTAGGAACAACTGAGGTTACAAGTTCTGACTTCAACACTGTCAAAGCATTGGCAAATGGTGAAGTAAACTCGTTCCTTGGTTTTAATTTCATTGTATCAAACAGACTTTCATTATCTAGCACAACTAGATCATGTATAGCTTTTGCACAAGATGGAATCGCTTTAGGTATTGGCAAAGATGTTAATGCTCGTATAGACGAAAGAAGTGATAAATCTTATGCTACTCAAGTGTACTACTGCATGAGCATTGGTGCAACTCGTATGGAAGAAGCTAAAGTTCTTGAAGTACAATGTACAGAATCATAATAGTAATAGGAGGATATAATTATGACAACTAAAAATACAGACCTGGTATCAAACTTCGAAGCGACTCCACCAGTTCTTAATAATGCTGCTGAATTAGCAGGTGTTGTTAGAACTGCACATGGATCGGTAGAACTTGCTGCTGGTGATAGTACAGATAACGACATTGTTATGTTAGCACCTATTCCTAGTAATGCTGCTGTGCCACAATTATTTATTGGCTCAGACACATTCGGTGGTTCGTGTACATTCAATGTTGGTATATACAAAACTGATGGTACAGTTAAAGACGAAGATGCTTTTGCTACTTCAGTAGCTGATGCTGCTGGAATGACAGATGTTCGTTTTGAAGCTGCTGACTTGAACACTGGTTCTCAAAAACTTTGGGAATTAGCTGGTGATAGTACAGATCCTGGTGGATATTACTATATTGCGATTACTTTTGACGCAACTGGTGGTACTGCTGGAACATTAAACTGGAACATTAATTATGTAGTTAATTAATAACTAGATATTAGGTGGGGAGTAATCCCCACCTTTTTATGAAAAAGATTCAAGATTTAAAAACTGTACTACATTTTAAAAAAAATAATTATGTGTACAGATATGTTTTGGTAGACAGATTTAAACATACTTCTAAGTATCATTATGGATTTGATGCCAAAGAAGAGAGAACAGAAGAAGAAATTTTTGCTTTAGAAAAAGATAGACATATAAGGCGAAAATATATAATAAGGAAATAGTATGGCATCAGTAGTAGACATTTGTAATGGAGCATTAAATCAACTAGGTGCAACAACTATCCTTTCATTAACAGAAGATTCAAAAAATGCTAGACTTTGCAACTCAAGATATACTCAAGTAAGAGATGCAGTATTCAGATCACATCCTTGGAACTGCTTACAAAAAAGAGTTGAACTAGCAGCAGACACTACAGCTCCTGCATGGGGTTTTAGTTATGCTTATACATTACCAGCAGATTGTTTAAGGTTGCTTAGAATATTAGATTATGATTCAAACTACAAAGTAGAAGGTAGAAAGATATTAAGTAATACATCAAGTATGAAAATATTATACATTGGAAGAATAACAGATCCCAATGAATATGATGAATCATTAAGAGAAACTTTATCTGCTGCTTTAGGTGCAGACATTGCTTTTGCAGTTACATCAAATAATCAAACAGCTTCTAATATGTACAATTTATTTCAAGATAAATTAAAAGATGCTAGATTTATAGATTCAACTGAAGGTCAAAATATAGATCAAGACCTAGGTATGTCAGATCAAATAGATGCAGGTACATTTATAAACTCAAGGTTTTAATAAATGGCTAGGGTAGCTGTAGAACTAACAAACTTTACTGGTGGCGAACTATCACCAAGATTAGATGGAAGAACTGATCTAACTAAATACGCATCAGGTTGCTCAACTTTAGAAAATTTAGTGGTATATCCACATGGGTCAGCAGCTCGTAGACCAGGATCTACATTCGTAGCAGAGGTAGCTGATAGCGATAACAAAACAAGATTAATTCCTTTTGAATTTTCAACAACACAAACTTATATGCTTGAGTTCTCAAACTTAAAAATGAGAGTGTATAAAGATAGTGGTGCTGTGTTAGAAGGAGACAAAACTATATCTGGAATTACTGCTGCGAATCCTGCTGTCGTAACTGCTACATCACATGGTTATGAAAATGGTGATGAAGTATTGATTAGTGGTGTTTCTGGTATGACACAAGTTAATGGTAAAAGATTTTTAGTTGCAGACAAAACAACAAACACATTTGAACTACAAGATAAAGATGGAGTTGATATAAATAGTTCTGCATTTACTGCTTATAGTTCTGGTGGTGTAGCTAATAAAGTTTTTGAAATAACAACACCTTATACTACTGCACAACTTTTTGATTTAAAATTTGCACAGAGTGCTGATGTTATGTACATCACTCATCCTGCACATGAAGTAGAAAAACTATCTCGTACTGCTCATACTACTTGGACATTAACAGATGTAGATTTTACTAAAGGACCAATGCAAGATGCCAACACAACTGACACAACTTTAAATCCAGGTCAATCAGCAGTAGGTACAGGTATAGCTTTAGTTGCTTCTGCGGTTACCGGTATTAATGGTGGATCAGGTTTTCAATCAACAGATGTTGGAAGATTTGTTTATTTAAGTGCAGGTTATGCAAAGATAACTGGAGTAACAGATACAACTAATGCAACCATTACAATTATTACAGCTTTAGATAGTGCTAGTGCTACAGCTAACTGGCAACTAGGAGCTTTCTCTGACACTACAGGTCATCCTTCTTGCGTAACTTTTTTTGAACAAAGATTAGTTTTTGCAGGAACAACTGATCAACCACAAACAATATTCTTTTCAAAGTCTGGTGATTACGAAAACATGGATGCAAACATTGGTGGTACTATAGCTGATGATGATGCAATCATTTATACAATCGCATCTAACCAAGTTAATGCTATTAGATTTATGACAGCAACTAGAACTTTAATTATTGGTACAGCAGGTGGTGAGTTTACTGTATCAGGAGGTGGTACTGATAGTGCTGTTACACCTACAAACATATTAATTAAAAAACAATCTAACCATGGTGCAGCTAATGTAGATGCTATAGCTGTAGGTAATGCAACATTATTTTTACAAAGAGCAAAAAGAAAAATTAGAGAACTAGCATATAACTTTGATGTAGATGGTTACATTGCACCTGATATGACTATCCTTGCTGAACACATTAGTGAAGGTGGTTTAACACAGATTGCATATCAACAAGAACCAAATCAAATTGTTTATGGAGTTAGAGGTGATGGTGAGTTGGTAGGATTAACTTATCAAAGAGAACAACAAGTAACTGCTTGGCACAGACATATTTTTGGTGGTAGATTTGGTAATGCAACAATTACAGTTACTGATTATGCAAACATAGCAAATGGTACAAGAATAGTTTTAACAAAAGCAGATGGCACAACTACAACTTTTACTTCTGCTACATCTTCTACAACTGGTAAGTTTCATACAACAACAAGTAACAACCAAAGTGCAACAAATTTAAAAACATTAATAGATGCTGACTCTGATTTTACAGCAACAGTTAGTAGTAATGTAGTTACGATTACAGAAACATCACCATTGTCTACAGGATTTTTAACTGTTACATCTTTAGATGATTCTACTAGATTAGCTAAAACCAATGAAGGTAAAGCAGTATGTGAAAGTGTTGCAGTTATTCCAACTGACGATACTGAATATCAAGTTTATGTAATTGTTAAAAGAACAATCAATGGTGCAACTAGAAGATTTGTAGAAATATTAAATGTATTTGATTTTGATGAAACAGATAATACATCATTTAATTTTTTAGATAGTGCATTAAGTTATAGTGGTAGTGCTGCTACAACAATATCAGGACTAGATCACCTTGAAGGACAAACAGTTTCTATATTAGCAGATGGTGCAACGCACCCAGATAAAACTGTTAGCTCTGGTAGTGTAACTTTAGATCGTTCTTCAACCAATGTTAAAATAGGTTTAGCTTATACATCTTTACTACAAACTATGAGATTAAATGCTGGTTCACAGAATGGTACATCACAAGGTAAGACAAAAAGAATATATGATATAACAGTTAGAATGTTTGAAACAATAGGTGTAGAAGTAGGACCTGATCTTTCAAACATGGAAAGAATACCATTTAGAAGTTCTGCTGATTTAATGGATGAAGGTATACCACCATTTACAGGAGACAAAGAGGTAGAGTTTAGAGGAAACTATGAAACAGATGGTTTTATTTATGTTAGGCAAAGACAACCTTTACCTTTTACAATTTTATCGTTATACCCAAGATTACAGACAAATGATGGATAATATGCTATATATAGTACCTTACACTGCTGAACATGGAAGATTTATACTATCATGCCAAATGAATCATAAACTTATGGATAAGGATGCACAGTTTGATGGAGATGCTATGAACCTTGTGCAAGACCACTTAGCTTTTACAGGTATGGTTGATAACAAACCAATCTTTGCTGCTGGTATGAAAATGATTTGGGGTCAAGTTGCAGAAGGTTGGGTCATTGCAACACAAGATGTTTGGGATCATCCTATTGCAGTAGCGAAAGCAATTAAAAAAGATTTTGCCAAGGTTGCAAAAAAATATAATATTAAAAGAGTTCAAACTGCTGTAAGAACAGACTTTGACAAAGGTATAAGATTTGCAGAATGGTTAGGATTAAAGAACGAGGGATTAATGAAACACTATGGGTTTGATGGTTCAGACCAATACAGATATGCGAGGATATTTTAATGGGATTTTTAGCAGCAGCAGCACCAGCATTAACAACAGCAGCACCTTATATATCCGCAGGAACAGCAATAGTAGCTGGTAGACAAGCAAGTACAGTTGGAGCATACAATAAAGCAATAGCTGATAGAAATTTTAGAGTTAAAGTACAAGAAGCTGAAAGAATACAACAACAAAAAGAATTTGATCTTGCTAGATTTGATCAAAAATTTGCACAGTTACAAGGTCAAACAAAAACTGCTGTACTAACTTCTGGTGCAGAACTTTCTAATTCTGGCTTAAGAATTTTAAAATTTAATGCTGAACAAGCAGAAATAGAAAAAGATATTATTGATTACAATTCTAAAGTTGCAGAATCAAGAAAATTAGAAGAAGCAAACTTTGCTCGTATGTCAGGTGAACTTGCTAGACAACAAGCTAAAGCAACAGAGTTTGGGTATTATGCTCAAGCAGGAACAAGTTTATTAAAAGCGTTTGGATAATTATGCCTAAAATACCTACATTTGAATCAACTGCAAGACCCACAACAGATGTTGGAAGTGTAGCAACTGGTATACAAGTATCACCAACTTCTACTATTGCTGCAAAACTTTTACCTGCATCTGATCAATTAGCAAATTATGCAATTAAAAAAAGAGATAACGAAGAAAAGTTAATTGCAAAAAAAGCAGTATTAGAATTAAAAGCAGAATCAGATAAAATTATTGAATCACAAAAAGATAATATTAGTGAAGATGAAGCTATTAATAATTGGAAAACAACTTTTACACCTTTAATAAATCAAAAATTATCTACTGTTAAAAATAGAAGAGTTAAAAAATTAATTGAAAACAGTATTGATTTAGAAAACTCTGAAAGCATTTATCATTTAAAACAAAATTCTTTTAAAGCATACGAAAAAGAAAGTGCTAAAATTTATAATGATGATATTAATGCAGATGTAGCAAAGTTTAAATCTGAAACTAATCCTGTATTAAAACAAAAATATAAAGACCAATTATATTTAAAAGCTGAATTATTTAATGAAGAACATATGTTAGGATCTAACGATCTTAAAAAAAGAATAGAAGCTATTGATAGTGTTTTATTATTAACAGATGCTGATTCTCTTATTGGTACACCAGATGCTGTAGAAAAAATTAAACAATTAGATAAAGATATAAATGGTGCTAAATTTTTATCTGATGAAATATTTAATAATTCTATTTATAATTCTTATGTACAAAAAATTGAATCTATTGCTGTTAAAGGTGATCCTAATGCTGACTATGAAGAAGCTGAAAGATTATTAAATGAACTAGAAAATTTTGAAAGATACAATGGTAGCAAAACTATATCTGGTAAAAGAGAAGCACAATTTGCAACATTAAAACAAAAAATATTAAGTGAAAGTATTACTCACGATACTTTTGTTAGAAAAATTGAACAAGGTAATAAATTTTTTGAATATCAAACAGAACAAAAGAAATTATTAGAAGGAACTTTTTTTAATGCTTTTGATGCTTCTTTTAATAAAGCTGTTAATAAAGAAAGAGCAACAGAGGCTAGTTTGGAATATGATGCAAGAATAGATTTATATGTACAATCAAATCCAGACGCAACTTATAATGAACAGCAACAATATGCTAGACAACTTAGATTAGATTTAATTGATAAATATGAAGAAGTTTCAATAGAACAAATAACAGCATTTAATTTAGAAGAAAATAAATTTAATGTAATTAGAGAAACATCTAATATAATTTCTTTATATGATCAC